AGCGCCGCACACGCCAGGCACTTTTGAATTTCCACATCTAAAGAAAATATTGGGTCGGATAGGGTAGCTCCCGAAGCGCCGTTCCTGTCGGCTTTCCGGCCCTTAACCTACAGGATAATCGTTTACAGGAGACGATATGGGCGTAATAAAGTTTGATGAAATAGAGCTCGTTCGTGAGTACGAGAAGTGCAGAAAATGTCGCATTGTTGCCGAAAAGTTTGGATGCTCTGATGAGACCGTTCGGAGAGCTCTTATCAAATACAATGTGTCAAGAGTGCTCCGGAATCCCAGGCCGGTGACAAAGAAAAGGGAGATAGATCAGGACGAGACGGATCTGATCCTGGCAACATATTATTTTACTTCTGCAACAATCAACGACCTTGCAAAAGAATTTAAGCGGAGCCAAACAATAATAAGCAGACTCATAAAAGAAAAAGGGCACGGCTTGAAAGAGTGCTCTGTAAACGCAAAGAAGATTTCCGATGATGAGATTCGGACGGAAGCTGGTTTGCTTGATGCTTATCAAATTTGCAGTAAATACGGGATAAGCCCTGAAAGATTGGCAAGAAGGGCGAAGGCAATAGGCGTTGATTTGAAATGGACAAAGTCATGGCGGCGATGGTCGGATCGTGCTTTGGCTTATGGATGCGACAAATTGAAAATTGACAAGACAATTACGATTGAAAGACTTCGCGCTAGAGATGGCGATATTTGTCAGATATGTGGGTTGCCGGTTGATGATACAGACATATCAAACGGACACGCTCGCTCGATGTATCCGACATTAGATCATATTATACCCTTGTCAAAAGGGGGATCCCACACCTGGGACAATGTCCAGCTTGCACACATGAGATGCAATGCCGGGAAATGCAACAGAGTGGGAATCACGGTAAAAAGAAGGGAGGCTTGAACGTGACAAACCTCGTTGATGCTGCAAAGAGCGGCAACAGATATGAGACCCTTATAGCACTCCGGGACATTTTGGCAAAGACCATCCAGGAGTGTGAGAGCGGGAGAGATATGGCATCCAACACTAAAAGGCTGATGGAAGTCATGGACGAGATTGAAACTATCGAACAGGAAGCAGAGGAAGCTCGGAAAAGAGCCGAGGCCGAAGCAAACCAAAAGACATCAAAACATGACCGCCTAAAGAAGAAGCATGAAAACGGGTAGGCAGGAACCGACATTTTCCGTGCTGGGTGATTATTCGTATTCCTACGGGCCGGAAGTGGTTGAAATGTTCGAGGATGAAGGCGGCGCGACATTTTACCCATGTCAAAAGAAAGAATTGGAGCTTATGCTTGCACGGAATCGAAACGGATCTCCGGCAGCGCTCACCATAGGAATATCAAAACCACGGCAGAACGGGAAAAGCTATTCTGCGAGGTATTACGCCGTATATATGGGCGTGTTCGAGCATCGTCAGGTGCTATATTCCGCACATCACAGTTCAACAACGAACAAGATGTTTAAGGCTCTGTGCAATCTGTTTGAAAGCCCGGAGCGTTACCCCGACTTCGTGGCAGATGTGAAAAGCATCAGCCATGCGAGGGGATATGAGGGGATCTACTTCAAAGACTGGAAGGACGAGGACGGCCTGATCCATGATGGTGGATGCATCGAGTTCGCAACGAGGACGAACAGCGGCGCAAGAGGTGGCACATACTCGGTGATCATCATTGACGAAGCGCAGGAATTGACGAATGACCAGCAAGAAGCCATGCTCCCCGTCATGTCTGCAGCATCGGAAGTGAAAGACACGGCACAAATGCCGCAACAGATCTTTATCGGGACACCACCGGCACCGACCTGTCACGGAACCGTATTCGCTGATATGCACAAGAAGGCTCACGGTTCAGAAAAGACAGATATATGGTGGCTGGAATGGAGCATTGATTCGACTGATCTCGAAAAAGATCTTGCTGGCTCGGATCTCGCTCTGCAGGCGGCTTATGATACCAACCCAGCGATGGGCTATAGGATAGCAGAGAAAACGATTCTGAATGAATACGAGACGATGGCGGCTGACGGATTCGCCCGTGAGCGTCTTGGATGGTGGTCGCCCGTTGCGACGGTAACTGTGTCCTATGCAATCCCCGGGCCGCTTTGGGAAGCCTGCAAGAGTGAAGACCCAAAGCCCGAAGGCAAGACCGCATTCGGAGTGAAATTCAGCGCAGACGGTGCTTTTGTGAGCTTGTGCGGCGCGGTGATCCCGAAGGATGGACCGGCTCGCATAAGCCTGATTGAAGAACGGCCCACGGCGACGGGGCTTTCTTGGCTGGCCGACTTCTTGAATGCACGGTCAGCAAAAGCCTGTTGTGTGGTCATTGACGGACGGAATGGCGTGGATGTCCTGATTGACAAGATCGCTGGCACCTGGAAAGCCAAAAATTCCATCGTGCGTCCCGGCGTGAAGGATGTCGTGGCGGCGGTCAGTCTGCTGATGGATTCGCTGGCGGAGAAGTCGGTGACATGGTTCTCCGGACAGGAAGCTCTGAAAGAAAGCGCGATTAGTTCCGTTAAGCGCTCGATTGGTCAAGGATGGGGATTCGGTGGTGACAATTCCACCGCGATAGAAGCGTGTTCCCTGGCTCTGTGGGGATGCAAGAACAGCAAGAGAGACCCCAGCAAGGTGATGAGGATAGGTTAAATGATTAGTGTAGGCAAGATTCACGGAATGACGGTTGAAGACGAAGCGCTCTTCCGGGAGCTCCTGAAGGAGTTCAACAACCACGAATCAAAGAATGCGGAGAAGCAGAGATATTACGAGGGAGCCATCAGGCTGTCCGAAGTCAATCTCGGAATCGCTCTGCCGAATAACATTCTCGGGTTGGAAATCGGCTGCGAGTGGGGTGCGAAGACTGTCGATGTGCTCGCGTCTCGGTCAATGTTCGATGGATATGTCGGCAAGGATGGCGGGACTGCGGATCAGGTCAAGGCCATTGCTGACCGGAACGCTCTCGTGTCCGGATATATGAAAGCCTGCAAGGATGAGCTGAAGTTCGGCTGCGCTTTTGCCACGCTCTCGAAGGATATGCTCGGCAACAGCAAGATCAGATTTCACAGCCCGATGACCGCGACGGCCAGATGGAACGGCGAGCTCGGACGGATTGACGGTGGTTTTGCCATCGTGGCATTCGACCAGCGCACGGGCCACGAGCATAAGCCGGTCGTGATCAACTTCTACACGGACAATATGATCTATGTGATGGAGCGTGTGTTTGACACGGATGAGTTCTCCTGCATCGCTTATCCTCACAAGATGGGCCGCCCGCTGATGGAGCCTTTGGTGTGGAACCCTACTTCCGCAAAACCCTTCGGACGGTCCCGGTTGAAATATCCCATCCGCAACCTGATCAAAGGTTATGTGCGAACGATAGCAAACGCCACCATCGGACTGGAGTTCTCCACCACGCCGCAGAAGTATCTGTTGGGCGTGACGGATGAACAGTTTGACGCAATCGTGAGCGATAAATTCCGCCAGTATGTCGGCTCGATTCTGACCAGTACGAGCAATCCGGAGACAGGCGAGAAGCCTTCCTTCGGCCAGCTCACCCAGGGAACGATTCAGCCGCACATTGAGATGATGCGCCTGCTTGCAACACAGTTCTCGGCGGCTTCCGGTCTGAATGTGACGGATGTCGGTGTGGTCAATGATGCGAATCCGACTTCAAGTGACGCAATCCTGGCACAGACGCAGACGCTGATCCTGATGGCAGAGCAGCTGAACGCCGGGAACACCAACGCATTGACGACCATCGCTCTGATGGCGCTTGCGATTGAGCAGAACACGACCATCGAAGAGCTGGACGACGAAGCAAAGGACATCGTTCCGCACTTCAAAAATCCTGCAATGCCTTCCGTGAGCGTGACGGCTGATGCGGCGCTGAAGATTGCATCTGCAAGACAGGGATTCGCAAACACGGATGTGTTCCTGGAGATGCTCGGATTCTCCCAGGCTGACATCCGCAGAATTAAGGCGCAGGAAGTTCTTGTGCGAGGGATGAACGTGTTGGAAGGACTTGAAGCATAGGTTAAGTAATGTATATTTCAGACAAAGCCTGGGACAAGTACATATCAATGCTCCGGGAGGTGAATGAAGCCGCGGCACAAGAGATGAATTATTATCTTGCGACGCATAATTGGTGGGTCAATAAGCAGGAGAGAAAGGCGGCGCTTGATTTTGCTTTTGCTCTTGCCACCAAATACGGCGAAGCGGCGAGCACAGCAGCGTGTCTGTTCTATGACGAAATCGCGCAGAATTTTGCGGAAAGAATCATCCCGGCCGCAGTTCCGGCACCTACTGCCACTTACGGAGAGGTTGCAAAAGTATTCAACGGCGCAGCTCTGACGGAAAACACGGAGATCATTTCAAGTGCAATCGGGCGGCTGGTGAAGCAAGCAGGACAGGACACCACGCTCCACAATGCACTTCGCGACGGAGCAGAGTTTGCCTGGATCCCGGCGGGTGACACTTGCGCATTCTGTCTCACTCTTGCATCGAGAGGGTGGCAGAATATGTCCAAAAAGTCTCTGAAGAACGGACACGCAGAACACATTCACGCAAATTGTGATTGTGCATACTGCGTGAGGTTTGACGGTCGGTCATCTGTCGCAGGATATGATCCCGACAAATACAGAAAGATGTACTACGACGCAGACGGATCAACGCCAACGGAGCGCATCAACTCCATGCGGCGCGAAGCCTACGCAAAAGACAAAAAGACGGAAGGCTCTGACAATTCGGAGCTTATCAAGGTTTAAGAGAGCATCCTTCGGGGTGCTTTTTTAATACAAAAACGGCAACTCGTGCCTAAAACGAGGACATCTACTCGAAGGAGGAACACTATGAGCGACAACGCTACTGTAACCACTCAGGAAAGCGCTCCCGCAGAGGAGCAGGCCCGCACCTTTACCCAGGAGGAGCTGAATGCCATCGTTGGCAAGCGGCTCGCAGAAGAAAAGGGCAAATATGCGGACTACGAAGAGCTGAAAAAGAAGGCTGCAGCATTTGACGAAGCCGAAGAAGCACAGAAAAGCGAGCTTCAGAAGGCAACGGAGAGAGCCGACCAGCTTCAGACCCAGCTCGACAAGATGCTGAAAGCCGACGAGGTGCGCAAGGTCCGCGAAAAGGTCGCTGCAGAGACGGGAGTTCCTGCAGGACTTCTGTCCGGCGAGGATGAGGATACTTGCAAATCCCAGGCAGAGGGCATTTTGAGTTTTGCAACCACGGCGAAGCCTTCCGCTTATCCCGTTATCAAGGACGGCGGCGAGGTGAAGCACACGGCTTCCGCTACTCCGGAGGAACAGTTCAAGGAGTGGTTTGAAGCTGCTTATCACTAAACAAAAGGAGATAAAAAACAATGGCTGACATTAACAGAACCACTAACTCTATGGCACTTCCTTCCGCTCTGTCTGCAGAGGTTCTGCAGAAGGCATCCCAGGAATCCGCAATCATGCGCCTGGCAGAGAAGATTGACCTTCCCGGCACCGGCGTGACCATTCCCGTGATCGTTTCTGATCCTACCGCTGCATGGGTCGCAGAGACCGAAAAGAAGCCTATCGGAAACGCTACTCCCGGCACGAAGCTGATGCAGGCATTCAAGGTTGCCACCATCATGACCTTCTCCAAAGAGCTGGTTCGTGACGCGGCTGCTCTGTATCGTGCAATCGTTGACAAGGGACCTGCTGCAATCGCAAAGGTCTTTGATCAGACCATCATCGGCGCTACTGCAGCACCTTCCGCAAGCAACTTCGATACTTTCGCAAACTGCACCGCAGTTAGCATCGCAAACGCGAACAATGGCACCTACCTCGGACTGGTTGCTGCAAATCAGAACATCGCAACCGCAGGCGGCCGCATGAACGGCGTAGCAGTCGGCGCACAGGGCGAGAGCCTTCTGTTCTCCGCTGTCGATACCACCGGCAGACCCATCTTCATGCCCACCGCAAACGATGGCTCCATCGGCGCAGTTCTCGGCTCCCAGATTGTTGAGAACAACGGCCTGTATGTGGCTGGCACTTCTCCCGCTCCCAATGTCGTTGGTATCGCAGGCGACTGGACCCAGGCAAAGTATGGCATCGTGAACGGCATCGAGTTCAGCTTCGCTGATCAGGCATCCATCGACGATGGAAACGGCAACACCATCAACCTGTGGCAGCAGAACATGGTTGCTGTCCTTGTTGAAGCAGAGCTCGGCTTCCGCGCTGATACTTCTTGCTTCAACCTGCTGACAGACTAATGCTGAAGCGTGTCAAGATCATTCACAGAACCACCGGAACCCCGATGTGGGTCGCGGATGTAGAGGTTGACAAGTTCCTGGCGGCGGGTCACAAGCTCGCCGACCAGGTCCCCTCTGAAAAACCCGCAAAGGAAGAGGTGAAGAAGGTGGATGAAGAAAAGCCGGAGGTCAAGAAGGCCCCGGTGAAGAAGTCAAAGAAATGAGGTAAGCGATGGCATACGCTACTGTTGCAGATGTGCAGGCAAGAATGACAAACACCATGAGCCAGGATCAGCAGAGCATCTGTTCTAATCTGCTGGACGATGCTGCGGTCATCATTGACGCATACAACGCAGACGCAGATACGGCAAACAAGAAGCTCGTCTCTGTCAGAATGGTCATCCGTGCGATGGAAGTAGATGAGGGAATCCCCATCGGAGCCACGCAAGGGTCCATGTCGGCGCTTGGTTATTCCCAGAGCTGGACCACGGGACAGGGATCATCTGTCGGCGAGTTATACCTTGCGAAGCTGGACAAGAAGCTCCTCGGTGTCGGTGATTTAATCGGCGCGAGCAATCCGCTTGCTGTTCTGTGCCCGCCCCCGGAGGTGACACCATGAAGACAGTCACGGTCAAGCTCATCAAGAAGACAGAAGGCCAGCCGGATCCATTCGGCCAGCCCACATATACCGAAGAGGTTGTGGATGTTCCTGGTGTTCTTGTCGGTGAGCCGTCTTCGGAAGATGTCACAAACGCCTACACTATGCACGGCGCAAAGCTCGCTTACACTTTGGCAATCCCCAAAGGTGACACAAACGATTGGAAAGACACGACGGTGATTCTCTCCGGGCCTTTTGCCGGAACCTATCACACAGTCGGGCTCCCCACGGCGGGGATTGATGAGAACATCCCACTTCGGTGGAACAAGAAGGTGCATCTTGAACGATACGAAGGTTAAGTTCAAATTGAACAAATCCGGTGTCCGGGCGCTTTTGCAGTCGCAGATGATGATGGATGCCGTAGAAGATCAGGCACGGAGCCAGGGAGAGGTTGACCACTCTTTCGTTGGTTTTGACCGTGTTCAGGTGGTCGTGAAGACAGAAGGGAGCACGAATGCTGATTGAACAGCTCACTCTTGAATATTTGAA